GCCTGCAAGCAGATTTACAGAGGCAATATGCCCGTTACAGAGTTTTATGCGTTTAACTTGATTTGTGAGAATTTATTGGCGGCATTGTACGGTGTTGCCATAAAAATGCACACGTACAGTGCCCATGTTTCCGTTAACTGTGGCACGTGTGTACTGCTCAGCGGGCGTTGTGTTGGCTGCTGTGCTGATGCGGTCAGTGTTGTGCAGGGTAAGCTTCTTTTCAGCCTCCGCCCTGCCATTTTCGGCAGCGGATATCTTTTCCTGTGAAAGCTGTTCGGCAGTTTTCTGACTGTCCTGCCACTTTCGGAACGCTTCCATCTCTTCCTTTGAGGGCTGTCCCTTTGCCTGCCTTTCAAGTCTCTGCTTGACTATTGCGTCAAGCTCTGCCTGGGTAAATGTTTTTGCCGTCTGCTCAGGCTCAGACGTAGATACAGCCTTTTCAGGGAGATTTGCTCCGCCCTTTACAGCCTGTGTGGGATCACCTCCGTAGGCTCCCGTGGAGCCATTTTCAGCCTTGTTGGTTTCGGTTACGGTTGTGTTTGTTTCTGCCATTATGATTACCTCCGTTTATAGCCTGTCGGCTTGTTTTTTCCGTCCTCAGTTTAACGCCGTAAGTACGTTTAGGGCATAAAAAAAGCAGCCGTAAAGCTGCTGATTTACTGTTTAACCTCCTTGATTTCGAGGGGGTTATGTTTTGGTGGAGCCAACAAAACGTGATTGGCATAAAAATAGCGCATATGTCACAGACAAAATGTCGTGAACATACACGCTTGTGTGGGCATAAAAAATCACCCTACTTGTGTAAGGTGATCAAAAGTCGATTATCTTTATATCTCCGCAAATTTCCGATAAGCATTTTCCGTCAAAAAAAGGGCGATCCATAACATCGTCAATGCTGTTGACGGTTAAAGTGTTATCACCGCACCACATATCGAATTTGTTTTTTGAAAACGGGTCAACGCCACAGGATTTGCCGTTGAATTCAAATGTGAAATGTGATGCTATTTCACTTATTCTGCTTTTTATTTTTTTAGCTGTCATAGTATATCACCATTTTCCATGCGTTCCTCATCTGTTAAATTTCGGGCTTCACTACGGGTTACATCTCCGTTTTCATCATATGAATAATCGTGAGCGTGTTCACCGTTTTTGCCAAACGGGTGGTTTTTGGGATTGCCATGATCATGATTTGAAACTTGCTTGGTCTGCTTGCCGTTTCCATCATAATAGTTTCTGTCGATCCCGCCCTTGGCATTTTCTCTTTGGGTAATGCTGTTGGGTTCGCCTGTAAGGTCAGTCCTTTCAACGATTTTTACAGGGGTACCGTTTGCGTTTGTAGTCATATTCATTATACCACTTCTGCTGCCATTGTCAAGCCCTGATTTCGCCTTCCTCTCCGCCCAAACCGTCTTGCTCGACCTGCTCCTGTCATACCCATAAACCTGAGTGCGGTCATTGTGCTGTTTAAGCCCCGTCTCCTTGCAGTAAGCGGAATACTTCTCCTTTTGGTTTCTGAGCCGCAAGGAAGCTTTCTGCAAGCCCTCAGTGTCGCCTGTTTCCTGTAACATCATACATTCCCGCTTGGCGGCTCTGATGCCCCGTTCCATAGCCCTCTGCTGCTGAAACTGCATATACCGCCTGTCATTTTCCTCTTTTGGATAGGGAAAATATCTCTGAAAATTGATGCCCGGAACAAACGGATATTGAACGTGCCCGCAGTTGATACCGAGTATTCCGTCAGGCTGTCCGTAACTCGTCTGAGAAAAAGGCGTAAAATGTATTTTATTTCCTGCGCCGTCTGTGGTTACTCCGCTTGTGCCGTCACGGGAATAAATTTTTCCTTGGTCAATGGCACATTTGGGACGTGCGCCCAGATGTGAGCTTAGTTCGATAAGGTTTATCCCGTATTCATCACAACGTGCATTCTGCGCCGCCCTCGCAGTGTTTCCGAGAGTTGACCGCATATCCATCATAACATAAGCCTCGGGGGACCATTCACGCCCACGCTTGTCAACGAAAGCGGGAATGCACTTTTGAGCAAGCTCCCGTATGGTTTTCCTTGTTGCTTCCTGCAATGACATCTGCCCCGATACAGCCTTTGCCGCACCCTTGCCCATAATGTCAAGAGCGCCCTGTCTGCCCTCGGCAGTGTCACGGTAAATGGCGTTGACCGCATTTACATACGCCGATTTTGCCTTGTACCCCATGACCGTGTTTACAAGGTTAAGGTCGCTCGCCGCCTGCCGCTGAAACGCCTTGGCCGCATTCATGGCTGAGGTTTCCGCAGGAATGTCCGAGAAGTATTCCGACAGCCCCGCAGCATTCGCCGCCTGCACCGCATTGTCAAGATATCCTATCTCAGTCTCAGCCGCCGTCAGAACAGCGTCCATAGCCTGCCCGTCCTCGACCTCGGAATATCCCGCAATGATAGCCGCTGCCCGCTTGTCGAAACGTCCTGCCCTTGCAAGCTGCCTTATCCGCCATTTTGACGTGTCGGAAATATCCCCGTCCCGTGAAAGCTGCACCGCAATTTCTCTGAGGATATCGTCCTCCATATCCAAGAGCACCCGCACAAGCGGAGCCGAAAGCTCGTCATACTGTTCCCTTGTCACCTGCATCACCGCCCGAAGTTACAAAGCCCTCACCGTCCGAAACTCCAAGAACAGCGCTCTCGGCATTTATCCTCTCAAGCTCCCGCTTTGCCGCCTCTTCATCACACTTCATAACCTCCATAATGGCAGAAATCTTTGACTTTAGCCCCGCCGTTACAAGACTGATGTTGTTTGCGATAAGCGTGTTGTCATCAATAACAACGCTGTCCTTAAACGCCACAGTGACCTCAAAATCGCCCCGGGGGACTTCACCTGTTATCTGTGCCAGTTTCAGCACAGCCCTGCACATACCCTCGATAAACTCTACCAGCAGATTTTTCTGACATCGGATAGTGACCGCTGTTTTGTTCTCCTCTGAGACGACCTCGGTTGCGGTCTTAACTCCGCCCGCCTTGTCGAATGACAGCGAGCCGGGAGAAAGCCCCACCTGAAAGCACAGAATATTCAGCAGCGCATTTATGCCGTCAACGTGCTCTGAAATTCTCAGCTCCACAGTGTTGTCGGTGATTTTCAGGTCCTTGTCCTCATCGCATTTCAGTGCCTGATAAACCTCGTCATCAGCGTCAAAATACCGCTCTGTCTTACCCGTTTCGGGATTGACCACAGTACGAATGCAGGAGCTTGGCACGATTATTCTCTTCTTTCCGAGAACAAACTCACGGGCAAAGCTGTCAAACGCCACATCAAGGGCTTTGAGCGTGTCCTCGCAGTTTGCAAAGCAGCTTATGCCGAGAGGCAGCTCCGTGGGAATGTTGCTTGGAAAATCGGTCTTGAAATACTGAAACAGGGGAGTGTCCATAGCATATGTGAACGTGTCTGCCATATCGGGATAAAGCACCGACAGCGGCACTCTGTCACCCGGAGCATTTGGGTCAGAAGAACGAAACAAAAAGCACTCCACAAGGATATCATCATCCTTGACGGAATGCTTCTCGAATAACGTGTAATAATATTTGCCCTTGGCTGATACCGTGCCGAAAATGCCCTCGGTAATGTCCCTGTTGTCCCATTTCAATGGGTAGAACTGCCGCCCCTCAACAAACGAGAGCCGCACCCTGCCCCGTTCTATGTATTCCCTCAGAACACAGCCGCCCTGAGCAAACGCCGAAGAGAGAAGCCGTGGAATGTTCTTCCAGAAGCCCTCACGACAGAGGAAATCAAGGATAAAGTCGTCATATTCCTTTGACCCGCAGGATATGTCCACCTGCTCCGCAAAGCACTTGTGAGAAAACTCGTCGCACAGTATCTTCGCCGTGTTCAGCATATTCATCTGCCGCACAGTGCCCTTGTTAAGACCTGCTCTCTTCACATTCCGCCACCTCGGGCGGCCCTCGTAAATATCCTGCCACCCGTACATATAGCTGTAAAAGCCATTATCTCCCGGGAAGTTTTCCTCCGGAAACGCCTGCCGCATTTTTTCTATCATCATTTTTCATCACTCCCTGTCTAAAAAAGGCATAAAAAAACCGCCTGATCTCTCAGACGGTAACAAGCGGACGGAGTTGCACCGCCCATTCACATAATTGTGCGTGTTCCTCTCAACACTTCTACTTGTTATTATGATAATACCACGTTTTTAATACTTTGTCAACCATTTTATTTTCTTTGCCGGAAGGAGCAAAATCACCCTTTTCATTATGATAATACCCCTTGTGGGTGTGTGGCAAGGTTGGAATACCGTTAATAATATGAGTTTTGTCTAAATCTATCTGCTTAAAATGCTTGTTCTTTTTGTTGTAATAAGTGATATATTTAGGCTTATTATCATAATTTAACGTTACATATATTCGACCTTTAGTCATAGTCTCCAATGGTGGAGTAGCACTGCCGCTGTTTGTCCTGACAAATTTTATATTTCCACTTTGCAAAATGGTTGTGTATTCGGTTCCGTATCGCTTGCCTTTATCGCTCACCCCGCTTGCACTTCCTCTACCGCCCACAGGTCATCGCCTCCCTGAATTTATCCTGAAAAGATTTGATGTGAATTATATTCCCTCTGCATTCATCGGGAACAGAGCCGTAAAAGATTATTTTGGACGGACTGAGCCGTTCACACATAGCCTCATAGCCCCTCAGAAATGCCGCTTTCGCTGCCCTGCTGTTCTGCGTTCCCACCGATGATATGGCAACAACGCCGCCCACAGGCTCACCGTCAAAGCACCACTCAAAGGAGCTTTCATCGCTCCAGCAAATTGTGGGAATGACTTTTATCCCGAACGACTGCCAATACGCCCCAAGCCAGTGCTTGCGGTAATGGTTATATATCTGCATAGCCACAGGAAAATCAGTGTACAGTGAAAAATCGGGAGACAGCACACAGGCAAACTTTGAAAGCGTGTTTATATAATCCCTCGGTCTGTTCCATACCCTGAAAAACTGGTAATCATCAAGGAAGAAATGCACCGCTTTTTCTGCCCTGTCCTTTGCAGTTGCGGCATAATTAAAGCCGATAAAGCCGGAGAAATTGACTTTATCAGCCTTTATAACAGGTATATCATATCTCCCGACAACATCGGGCGTGAACTTTTCAAGATTTTCATACCGCTGTTTTTCGGGTATCATAAACCTATTGTCCTTTCCATCATATCGTTCATATACGGCTCCGTGCTGTACTCCTGCGCATCGAGATTATCAATGTTTGTTGTGCCGTCATCGAGGCGGACATCAGCCGTTTTGACCTTGCTATCCCACATAGCCTCTGAGAGCGCATCTATGGTCGATGTGCAGCCTTTAAGTATCTTGTACCGCCCAGCACCCATCATCACCGTGTAGAAACGTATGCGGTCGTTTATGGGACCCTTTCGGGCATTGTGTATTTCCACACACAAATTTCTTTTCGCCGCATCTATGCGCATACCCTCGATGAGTGTCTGCTCTGCGCTATCGCAATATACATTGACCAGCGGAACGCCCCCGAGAATGAGCCTGCATTCTGCGATAAAGCCCGCAAAATCAGCATATAGCTGCTCAGGTGTCGCAGCATCTTTCCTGCGGTAATCATGTACCGT